ACGCTGGCGAGGCCCATAATTCAACGCCCCTGACCACAGAGGTCGGGGGCGTTTTCGTGTTTCAGGCCGCTTGCGGGGCCATGCGGAAAGCCGCAAGGGGCAGTGTCACCGTGCCTGTGAGCCAGTCCGGGGCGAGCGGCTGGTCCGCCAGGTCGAGCCAGCAGAGGTCGGTGTCTGCCTGGACGGCTACCACGGCTCTGAGCCCGGCCAGCTGGGCCGTCGCCTGGAGGGCCAGGACTCGCCGGATGGGGAGGGTGACCTCCAGGTGCCACTCCGGCGGGAGCGGCAGGATTGTGGTCAGGATCAGGGCCAGTGGGCGGTCACCTCGGGCCACCCAGCAGTCCAGGGGGCTGATCGGACCATGATGGCCCACTCGATCACCGCCGAGGATTGGCGCTAGGCGCCCGGCAATGGCCACCGCCCGGTCGAGTGCAGCCTGATCCCGCAGGAGCGGCTGGCCGTCCAGGTCTACCATCCGGGGCTGGCCGGGGACGGAGGCCGGGCCGCTGATCTCCACCTCGGCGGTCTCCTCCGCCCGGCCCAGCAGTTGCATGGCGCTGACCCGGACCTCCAGAACAGGCTCCAGGGCGGTGGCTCCGTGCCGGACCCGATAACCGTCCACCCGGCACCCGCTCACGGCACCGGGGAGGTCCGCCAGGCTGATGGACCGCACCTGGTCGTCAAACACGGCGATGAACCAGGCCGGAACGCCGAGGCCAACGGAGGCCAGGTACAGGGCTGCCACTTTGCGGAGGTTCATGTAGACCGTAACGTAACTGTCGGCGGCGTGGTGCCGCCGCTTGACCTCGACGGCGCCGGCCAACCGCTCGCCGGCCACGGCTAGAATGTCGATCTCTGTCAGACCACCTGGCTTGATGGCGGCCAGGCCGTGCTGGCGGAGCAGAGCCGCCACCTGTCGTTCGGCGGCGGCGTCCTCCGGGGTGTTCCGGGCCCACGTACCGTCCGGGAGGCGGTAGGCCGGAACTGTATCGTATCGCATGGGTCATCACACCCCCATGCGCCTGTTTGCAACGTCAGAAAAAGGGCGAAGGTCAGGGCGATCAACAGGGCAGGCGCAGTATTATCGGACGAGTCACAGTGACTGGATCTCAGATGAGCCCCATCGCCATGGCCAGTTTGGACAAGGCCCTCTGCTTGATTCTAGCTGTCTGCGCCCGGCTGTAGCCGATCAGCAGGGCGGCACCCGTCAGGTTGTGGCTCTGGTCGATGTAGAGGGCCTGGATCAGCTGGTGCTCCACCGGGGCTAGGGCCTCCAGGGCGTGCTCCACGAGCCGGACCCGCTGCCAGGCCGCCCGGTACTCGGGGTCCGTATCCATCACAACCACCCGGCCCCCAGTCGGGTCGCTCACCCGTCCGACTGGACGGCTGCCGCCTACGTTCTCGCCAGCGTCCTGCCAGCCAGTGCGCTCCGTCGCGATGCACTCGCGAAGCCAGGCCAGGTGAGCCTGCCGAGCCCGGTGGTTGCGGAGCAGGTCCTCCACTCGGCGGACCACCGCCGGATGGAGGATCGGATACGTGGATCTGTTGGTGCCCGTCGATTGCGCTGTCGCCTGCATGATATACCTTCCCCTTTCGCCGCTAATGTCGTGTCGTATACGACACACACGGCCCAAAAAATATAACCGTGGCGTCTCTTCTTAGTTTCGAGTATACATCATTTTCGTATCACTGGCAATGGCTAGATGAGAAATATCTGGATTTCCGTCCGGGGCTGGCCTCCCTTTTCTACGTACCATTTCCCCATGGCGCCGTACCCCACGATCATGGAGTCGTCCATCCAGGCCGTGCCGTTCAAAGCGTCCTCCAACCCTTTAATCAAGTTGCTGAGGTCCGGCCGACCTGTGTGCCAGATCGGGCCGTCTGGGGCTCGCCTGCTCAGGAGCCGCTTGGGGCGGCTGAAGTAGAAACTGGCAGACAGGATGATGGGACAATCGAGTGGGCGCAGGCCGGCCTGGCGTGCCGCTACCTGGAGTGCGGCCCGGTAGCTCCAGATCGGGTGGTCGCTGGGGAGGTAGCTGGTGGTGATGGTCTTGCCGCTCCGTGTCCGGTGGCTGGCGTGGCGGTAGCGGGGCTGGGCCACGGGCTCGCCGGGGATGACCAGGGACACAACCGGACGGGCCAGGATCGAGGGAGCCAGAGCATGTGCGGTCGCTGTCATGGCTGATCACTCTCCTGCCTTAATGATGGAGGTCGAGGTCGTAGAAGCGGACACGCGCAGGGTCGAAGCCTAGTTTGACGACGCCTGTCCGGCCGTTGCGATGCTTGCCGATGATCACCTCGGCCACACCGGGGATGGCGCCGGGGTTGTAGTAGTCATCCCGGTACATCAGCAGGACCAAATCGGCGTCTTGCTCGATCACGCCGGAGTCGCGGAGGTCCGAAAGCATGGGCCGATGGTCTGGGCGGGTTTCTACAGCACGGGACAGCTGGCTGATGACGATGATGTGGGCGCCAGTCTCACGGGCCAGCTGTTTCAGGCATCGGCTGATCTCGCCGACTTCGTTGTTTCGGTTCCCAGCGTACCTGTCGCCCGCGTTGATGAACTGCAGATAGTCAACTAGCACCAGATCAACCTTGCCCCACCGCCGCTGTGCCTGGAGGACAGAGCGCCGGATGTCCTGGACCGAACGGGCCTTGTCGTCGATCGCGAAGGCGCTCTGCATCAAGGCGCTGACTCGCCGCTCCGCCTCGTCCCACTCCTGTGGCGTCACTAACCTGCCGCGAATTCGCGAGGCGTCGAGCCCACCGACAGAGGAGAGCATCCGCCGCACGATCTGCTTGGCGGGCATTTCCAGGCTGCAGAAGACCACCTTGCCACCCCGGAGTGCCACCCGCTCACCGATGTTTTGGGCCAGCGTCGTTTTGCCCATGGAGGGGCGGGCTGCAATGATGGTCATTTCACCGGGCGGCATCCCCTGGATATGAGCGTCCAGGTCCGGGAAACCGCAGGCCAGACCGTCCAGTTCGCCAGGCTTAGCCCTCCGGCCTTCGGCGATGACTTCCGCTAGAACGTCGCCTGCCATGGCCAGAGTGTTCTCCCGTCCAGTGTCGATGGTGGCCGTGGCGTTGGTGATCAGGGCCTCTGCTTCGGCGGCGTACTGCTCGATCTCCAGTTCCCTCGTGGCGGCCAGTTTCGCCAGATTTCGGGCCGCATCCAGCAGACGCTGGCGGACGGAGTACCGCTTGATGACCTCGCACATGGTCTCCACGGGCTCGTCGGACAGCACGTTGTGCTGGATTGCGTGCAGGGCCTTGGTCAGGTCGCCGAGACCTGTAGGCGCCGTGCCCGCCCGGCGCATCTCCTCTGCCACCGACAGGGGGGAGGGCTGGGCGCCACGTCGAACGAGCGCAGAGATTGCTGACCAGACATCACGGGCCGGGAGCCCGCCGACGGTGATGGCGGGGATGTCCTCTGGGACGACCAGTTCGGCTGCCGTCTCGGCGGCTGCCGTCGAAGTCATGGCGGCGGCGGTCAAGGGCTCCAGAACCGCCACAACAGGGTCAACCGGGACTGAGAACTTGACTGTCATGGCAACTACGCTCCTTTCCAATACTGCTGCTGCTGGCGCAGAACTTCCTGGAGTTCAAACACCGTCGAGTCTGGCTCAGGCAGGGGCTGGGGGGCTGGATTCTGACGCTTGGGTCGGGCATGGTTCCTGCGGAACTGGGCCCAGAGTGTGTCGTTCTGTAGGCCCTTGACGTTGGTGATCCTACTGGCCCAGAACTCGTCCTGCCTGGCCCAGTCCCAGCATGCGATGCAGTCTGCCAGGGTCCTGGTCTGGAGCAGGACCTCCGCTGCTCGGAGGTTCTGGGTCATCCACCGGGGCCAGCCGCAGGCTGGGGGCTCAGGGAGGGTCTGTCGGACGTGTGCTACCAGCGCCCTGGCGGCCTCGCTGTGCTTCGGGGTGTCATCGGTCTTGCGCCGCCTCTTCGGGGCTGGCACGGCCGCCTCAGACTCATTTTTGGCCTTCCGCTGGCGCTCTGGCTTGGTTGACGCGGGTGGAGCGGCTGGCGGCTCGTCCAGGGGGAGGGTGATCTGGGTTTCCTCGGCGGCGGCTCCTTTCCTCACTGGCGCCCACGGCGGATGGATGCGCCAGACCCGTGTACCGCCTGGCTTGTTGTACCGTCCGGTGTCCTCCACCAGGCCGACCCGCTCCAGTTCCCGCATGCGGCGCCGGACGGTGTTGTTATTCCGGTCGTCGATGTTCAGGTAGTGTGAGATCCTGGAGTAGGACGGCCACGACTCGCTATCGCTGTTCATATGCCTCGTTAGGGCTAGGTACACACCCAGCGACTCAGCATCCAACCGGTATCCGTGGTCCTGCCGGATCACCTGTCTACCGTCGGCATCAACGGCGCCGATCCGGTCACCGGGGATGGCCAGGAGGTAGTCCAGGATGTGCCTCGAGCCTGCGGCAAATACGAGTTCGCACATCGTTGTCACCACCATTACTACAGGTAAATTCTTGATGGGTGGGTGTGGGTGGCTTGGATCAGCCACCCTCACTCGGTCTAGCAGGCACGGGCGTCATGGCTGTCACCGTCGAGCAGGTCAGCCACCGAGCACCCGAGCGCCGAGGCCAGCCGGAGCAGGATGGTCGTCGAGGGGTTGCTCCGGCGTCCGCTCATGAGGAGCGAGATGTATGCGGGAGTGCAACCCGCCCGTCGGGCCAGTTCTGCGGCGGTCATATCGGCTCGCACCATCTGGTTATACAGGGTGTGGCGTAGCATTTTGAGATCGCCTCCATCCGTTTGTCCGTACCATTGATTACCTTCCGTTAAGGAGAGTGTATCGCGCACGACACGAAAATGCAATAAGCAAATGCGGTCACACCACAAAAATCTTCTTGTCAAGGCTGGTTTTGCGTTTGTCAACTCTAGTTTTTTGACATTATCCTCTGGTCAACGCTAAGGGTGTGTGCTACACTTAACATGGAAGTTGCAAGTTCGGGTTCGGAGGTGGACGGGGTGACGTTCCCGGATCGCCTGCGCAGGGTTCACGAGCGCGCAGGCTTCAGCTTGCGCGAGGCCGCCGCCAGGAGCGGAGGCGCCTTCACCTTTGCGTACCTAAACAAACTCATGAAGGGAGAACACACTCCGACGCTGGACATGCTCACCGTCCTGGCTCGGCTGTACGGAACCACAGTCGAATATCTGAGGGACGGCCGGGTAGAGGTCGATCTGCTGGCCGCCCTGATCCGTGATCCGCAGTATCGAAGTATGGGGATGGCGGCGCCGCATGACCGAGCCTTGGGCGTGGCGCTCCTCGCGGCTACCAGGTATTCCGGGCACCTACGGACCGAAGACCAGGCCGCATATCTGGGGCTGTCGGAGGAGGAGTACCGGGCACAGCTGCACGGCCGGGCGCCACTCACCGATGACACACTCCGCGGCCTGGCCCGCCTGACTGGCGTCCCAGTCGGCTGGCTGAGGATCGGGCACTGGTACTGGATTCTGCCGGAGGACGCACAGGCGGACTGGACTGCCGTGGCGCAAGTGCTGGCGCAAGCCAAAAAGTAAGCCCCCACCTAAGCGGCGGGGGTCTCGATCTGCCGGAGCAGGCGGTCTGCGGTGTCGATGGCCTCCAGATCCGGCGGGTAGCCAGCAGGGAGCGGAGCCTGGTCTCTGGCCGCCAGCACCAGGCACTGCTGGGCCAGGCGAGCGGCTGTGCCGGCCAGGGCCAGGTGACCGATCAGGGCCTGGTACTGGGCCAGGGTCAGCAGGGCCAGGCCAGCATCTCGGGTGCAGTGGGCGGCGGCGGCACGTTCTGCGGCCTCGTGGGCCAGAGCGGCAGCTGGGAGCCAGTGCCCATCCGCCAACGCCCGCAGGTGGGCCAGGGTCAAGGCGGTAAGATCCATGGCAATCCCTCCGAGTCTAATCATACCAACTTGATGTAGTTGTTGTCATTTCCATCAGCCGTTGATTATTAGGCTTGACATTCTCAGCAGACCCCCTATCAGTGTGATAGCCCTATCCATGTGATAGGAGGTGGGGCCTATCACACAGATAGCCCCCCCTATCACAGGGATAGCCGAAGATATTAAAAGAAGATACCCATATACAGTAGCGCGCGGGGAACTGGGAACCACCGAAAGGTCCGGCTTCGCCGGACAGTACCCCCAGCTAGGCCCTGCTGGGGAGGCGCCGTGACGATCTCCAGCAGGGCGGCCCTAAAGGCACCACGAGCGGCGTAGCCGCTCCTTTCGGCTGGTCCAGAACCCGCAGCACAAATGTCGCACAAATGTTCTGCAGATAGACGCCGATCTGGCGTCCACGTAAGGGAGGTTGATCCTGTGACCACGATCTTGTCTCTGGCTGTCGCCGTTCCGGCTGGCTTGGCCGCCTGGCGGCTCGTGACCCCGCTTAGCCTTGCCGTGTTTTGGGTCTGTGGTGGCCGAAGGACGGCCTCCGGCACCGTGGGCAGGTGGCTGGCCCTCTCGGCCGGGGTGCTGGCTCCGACGGGCCTTATAGCCGCAATCTGGGCCGTTCTGTTGAACGACCCCACCACCTGGACGGCCCCGCAACCGTACCACCTCGTCCTGATGATGGTGTCCATCGGCCTCTCGCTCGGGTACTTCTCCAGCCGGCGGCGCCCCGGTACCGTGATCTGGCGGTGGCGGCATGAGCACGCGATCATAATGGAGAGGCGGGCTCAGAGGAGAGGGCTGTGATGGTGCGCAGGTACGAGACGACCGCTCGGCAGCGCAGGCCGGGCGGTCATTTTGCGTGTGGCATTTCCGGTGTCATCCTCGCCTGGTGTCTTGGTAGGTTAGAGCGGCTGGCAAAACACGAAGCCCCGACAGGCGCGAGCGGCGCAAGCCGATTCGGTGTATACGCAGCCCTGATTTGCCAGCCGCCAAACCCGCTGACCCGCACCGCGCCTGGCTTGTGGGCATCGGTCCTCTTTCCCCGGCGTGGAACCCCCTGGTGGAAAGAGGTGTGGAAACGCCTGTGGAAAATTGCGTGGAAATCCCCGTGGAAGACTGCGTGGAAAAACCTGTGGAAATCAGCGTGGAAAATGGTCAGGCCACGGCCTTGCGGGTGTGTATACACTGCCGAAGCCACATGTGGACAGGGTTTGGGCCTCGCATGTATACGATTGGGCTCTGGGGTGCCGTCTTGGGGTCACTTTCCCGGTCTATCTGTCGCTGTGTATACATCCGGACGGCTGACCACAGGCGACCTTGCGGTCGGTCTGTGTACATCCACGGTCACTGTATCCTGGCGAGAATGCGCAGGTGGTGTAGGTAGGCCCAGATGATGGCCGGTGCCAGGTCCTGCGTGGCCCCCTGGCGGCAACGGACCAAATCGTGGCACAGGTCGGCGACCAGGGAGGTGACTCCAGCCTGATAGGTGGATAGCTGGTCATACTGCATCTGCTCCGCCAAAGGCTCGGCGTAGGCCGGGTCACTGATGATCCGGCTGGCCCACGCCCGGACGGCTGGGTGGATAGTACCTGGCGGGTGGATCTTGAGCAGGTGGCACAGTATGGTGACGGCTATGGCCGCTACATCAGTCTGGGTCATGGGGGCGGTCCGATCCGTGACGACCCACTCCGCCAGGCGATCGGTGCAGATCCGGCGGATGATCTGCTCCACAGCCTGGCGGGCGCCCTGGTCGTCGCCGTCATCCGTGGTCACCCGGAGGCAAGCGTCCGGGGCCAGTATCTCCATCGGACGGGAGACCCGGACGGCCACCTCTGCGCCGGGGTACGCCGCGCACAGCTCCTGTCGGATCAGATCAGCCAGGGTGTCGGCGGAGGCCCACAGCGACACGCCGGGGGCGTCCGGCACCAGGCGGGCGGGGTAAACGACGTAATCGATGCGCTGGATCATGGCAGCCCTCCTCTCAGAAACGACACACCCGGCCCCGTGTGGGACCGGGTAACACTTCTCTGCGGTTCAGCCTGAATCCTCGGTATCCTCAATGATGGCCGGGCCCGTGCCCACCCGGACGATGTTGCCTCATTTCTGGCTCGGCCCCGTTGTGGAGCCGGGCGGTGCTTGTCACCACAAAGGAGCCAGTGCGGCTAGTTCGGCGTCGATCTCGGCTAGTTCCCGCTCCTGAAACAGGGAGGCCAGGCGACCGTCGCCGTTCAGTTCCTCAGTCAGTCGGTCCAGATACTCATATGACGTGATCCAGGCCCGCCGCCGCTTCAGTTGCTCCCGCCGGGCCGCTCGGTACTCCCAGTCGTAGTAGTCGTCATCGTACCAGTCGTACACTGCAATCCCCTCCTGTTGGTGTGCCCAGCCCCGGCTGGGGCCTGGCGTCTTGGTTTGCTCGTCTTCTTGATTCTATGTTAGCGTTGACGACAACAAAACACCATAGTCCCTTGTGTTTATTTAGCGTTGACGCCAACATACTATGTTGTTGTGGATGCTAACATGGTACACTCAAGATGAGAGGTGATAGCCATGGGCGAGGAGCGGCTGCTGAGCGCAACAGAGGCCGGACGGGCGCTGGGCGTCCCTGCGGCTACGGCCAGGTGGCGGGCGAAGCGGGCGCTGGAGGCCGGGGAGCCGGGCGTGACACGAGTGGGGCGGATGATCGTGGCTCCTGTGTCGGTCTGGGAGCGAGTGCTCCTTCGCGTTGATCCCCAGCAGAGGGGGCCGCGCCGGATCGGTGACCGGGCGTACCGGAAGCGCGAGCTGTTGGAGGAGCGGAAACGGGAGACCCCCGCCGAGCAGTGACCCGGCGGGGCGCTTCCATAAATGAAGCAGGCCGCCGGGTGTGATCCCAGCGGCCTTCTGCTCACGCATGATGTTCGATTTGGTTCGTGACTTCGCCCTCGATCTCGTACCCACCGTACCGGATCACGTGCCGCCCGGCAACGGCCAGGGTCGGCAGGCCCGTGGCCTGGTGGATCGTCTCAGCCAGGCGCTTGGCGGTGGGACCGTCGGCCACATAACCCGCGTAGGTGTAGCCGGGAACCCGCACGTACACCCGGTACGTGTCACCTACCGTCATCACCTGGTCGGCCCCGGCCTCCCGGATCATCCGCTCGACAGTGGCGGCCAGCTGCCTGACCTCGGCTGGCATGGCAGCCATGCGGCGGGAACAGTCTTCCTCGATGGCCTTCGCGAGCTCGGTGATCGGGACTGCGGTCAGTTTCATTCTAACTCCTCCTTAGATTCCCCCGGCCTCTGCCGGGGGTGTGATGTATCGCCCGGCAGGGCGGTGGAACCTATGGAGCGGCTGGTAAGCCACCATCTTACTCCGCTGTTTGCGGAGCGGTTGCGGAGCGGTTGGGAGAGCGCCCGATGAGGCGCCGGACCTGCGCCTGGTGGTGCAGGCTGGCCCGTGGGCCAGTGTCTGGCCGGTGCGCTGGGGAGCGCCCGCCAGGGGTTGGGTTACTACCTGTAACCATTGTACACCTAGACACACCTGGACGCAAGAGGTTTTGCAAGAGAATATTGACAATATCACCATATAATGATATAGAGAGTACCCCTTATCACTCGTGATAGGGGGTATCATTAGCGATAAGGGATGCCTCTTATCACGGGTGATAGGGGGTATCACGGCTGATAGGGGAGGGGTTATCACGGGTGATAACCCCCCTATCACCCCTGATAACCGAAGTTATTAATAGAAGATACCCATATACAGCGGTGCGCGTGGAACTGGGAACCACCGAGAGTCCGGCTTCGCCGGGAGGGGGGGTGCCACGACATAGGCCCCGGCCAGGTAAGGTACGGAGTGCCATTCACAGGCAGGGGCCTTGGTTCTGGATCGAGCGGCGCCAGCCGCTCCTTTCGGCGGATCTCTGATCCCATATTGAGGATGTTGTCTAGTTGGTGTATGATGACAGCGCAAGTGGGTCCAGTCCACACGATCAGGAGAAGACGACCTGGTGCTTAGCGCCGGGCCGTCTTCTTTTTTGCTCGTATTGCTAGTCCACGGGTCCGGGCGTGTCGCGGCCGGCATGATCAATCGTCCATCCATCGGGCCAGGTCATCCAGCGACGGGGCGGCGTAGCGGGCCGTCGTGTCCACGCTGCTGTGCCCGGCCAGCCTGGCAGCCACGTGCAGGGGCATGGGTTCCTTCCGCAGACCATATTTTGACGGGTCAACCAAGGCGCTGATGAAGGTGGCTCGGAGGTCATGCGGCCCGAGGACGTATGGCAGACGGGCGTCCCGACCCAGCCGCTCCACGATATGGCGCACGCCTCGTACCGTGAGCGGCCCCCTCTCACCGATAATCACAGGAGCGGAGGGGCCATCCCACCACTCTCGCTGAGCGGCTGGCAGGCGGCCCCGGATCACCCATGCGTCCAGCCGCTGGCGGCGCTCGCCCTCCAGGTAGGCAGTCAGGGCTTCTCGGGCTTCCAGCACCAGCGGTACCCGGCGGCGCTTCCGGCCCTTTCCGTTGCGGATCAGCAGTTCACCGGAGCGGGGGCCGATGGTGATGTCGCCAAGCAGGAGGGGGCAGTGGTCGCGGGCGGTCTCCGGTGCGATCTCCCCGACTCGCGGCCCGGCGTAGCGGAGGAGACACACCAGGGCGGTCTCCAGCTGCCCGGCGGCCTCGGCGGCCCGTCTGACCGCCCGCCACTCGGAGAGGGTCAGGGCCCGGCCCTCATCGGAGGGGGCCACATCCGTCAGGCGGGGGACTCTCCGGGCCGGGTTTGAGCGCCCTGTCCGGCCGGCGTGGTCCAGCAGCAGGGCGACGGACACCAGGCGGCGATTAACGGTGGAGGGCGCCTTGCCAGCCGCTCCAGAGTCCCGCCACTCCCGCACGTCGGCGGTGGTCACCTGCTCCGGCCCCTCGATCCCCTGTGCCTCCGCCCACGCCGCGAACGCCTCAGCATCGGCCAGGTAGGCCCTGATGCTCCGCTCGGACAGGGCGGTCTCGGTGGTCATTTCTGCGGCCCACGAGTCCAGCAGTTCAGCCCACTGGCTCATTTGACACGCACCGCCACGAATCGAGCATCCACCAGGCTCAGATCATCGCCTACCAGCGACTCCGGCGCCATCAGGGTGGCGGCCAACAGTTCGCAGGCTTCGTTCAATGTGACATCGCCTGGCGTCCCGTAAATACAGCGGGCCCAGCGGAGGAGCGTATCACGGTCCCGGCACGTGATTCGGGCCACGAAGGTGACGGGCTGAGGCGCGGACTGGGGCTGTACAGTTTCTAGTGCCATCCTAGCGGCTCACTCCTTATTCGGACGTGTCGGGTTATCGGACAAGAAAATGCGGCCTTACAGCGGGGTCACAGGGCCATTTTGACCTGTATGTTGGTCCTCTAATACCCATTATCGGACAAGCTGTTACAACTTGCAAGTCTGAACAGATGAGACGATGATGAGACGGGCATGACTCAAGGATGAGATTTCCTACCCTTATCTGGTGTTACATTTTTCTATGATGGGGCTCCGCAGGCAGCGGGGTCCACTTTTTTGGAGGAGGTGACCACCGTGGTTGACCTGCTGGATGCGGAGCGCCAGCCGTGGGAGCGCCAGAGGGGCGAGCCTAGCCGGGCGTTCCGTGCATTCGCCTTGTACCGTGACATGGGGGCTGAAAGGCGGAGTCTGCGGCGTCTGGCGGAAGAGATGGGTGTCTCACTCCGCCTGGTCTCCCGGTGGTCACGTAAGCATCACTGGGTCGAGCGGTGCGCCGCATGGGACGATGAGGTGGACCGCCTGGCCCGTGAGGAGCAGACCAGGGCAATTGCGGAGATGCGCCGCCAGCACGCTGAGGAGGCGGTGCGGCTCCGTCTGGCAGCGGTCAAGCGCCTGATGGAACAGCTGGAGGGATTCACGTTGGAGGATCTGGACCAGGCTGACCTTTTGAAGATCTGGGGCGAGGCGGTCAAGGTCGAGCGGCTGAGCCGCGGTGAGCCTGAGACTGTCCAACAGCAGCAGATCACCGGCCGGGACGGCGGCCCGGTGCGGGTAGCTGGACCGGACCTCAGCAAGCTGACAGACGCGGAACTGGCCCAACTGGAGTCCCTGCTCTCCAAGGCAGGTGATACAAGTGCTGGCACAGATACCTGATCTGGAGGCCGTCCGCCAGGAACTCGCCCGGCGGCGGCTCCGGTCTTTTTTGGAGTATGACGGCCAGGGGCACTGGCGAACTGCCAGGCACCTCGAATTGCTGTGTGAAAAGTTGGAGGCCGTCGAGCGTGGCGAGATCAAGCGGCTGATGGTGTGCATGCCGCCCCGGCATGGCAAAAGCGAAGTGGTGTCCAAGAAGTACCCGGCCTGGTATCTGGGCCGGAACCCCTGGCACGAGGTCATCCTGACTTCCTATTCAGCGGAACTGGCCGCCGACTTCTCCAGGATTGCCCGCGGTACGCTCCGGGATCGGGGCGACCTATGGGGCGTCAAGGTGGCATCTGACAGCGCCGCCGTTGGTCGGTGGGGCATCGAGGGCACCCGAGGCGGCCTGGTGGCGGCGGGTGTCGGCGGTCCCATCACAGGCCGGGGCGCTCACCTGGCCATCATCGACGATCCTGTGAAGAACGCCGAGGAGGCCAACTCGGCGGTGATCCGGGAGCGGGTCTGGCAGTGGTACCAGTCCACGCTACGGACACGCCTGGCCCCCGGCGGTGCCATCGTTCTGGTGATGACCCGCTGGCACGAGGACGACCTGGCCGGCCGCCTGCTCCGGCAGATGGAACAGGGCGGCGAACAGTGGGAGGTCGTCTGCATGCCCGCCCTGGCGGAGGAGGACGACCCGTTGGGCCGGGCGCCCGGCGAACCACTGTGGCCCGAACGTGGCTTTGACGCCCGCTGGGCGGCGGAAACCCGCACGGCGGTCGGCTCTTACGTGTGGGCCGCACTCTACCAACAGCGCCCGTCACCTTCTGGTGGCGGGTTTTTCAAACGCTCCTGGTTCCGCTACTTCTCGGTGGAGACCAGCGGCAGCGAGACCTACTACGTTCTCCACGGCGAGTCCGGTGACACGCGGGTACTGGCCAGTAAGTGCTGGCGGTTCACCACCACGGACCCAGCGGCCACCCAGCAGGAACGCTCTGACTACTTCGTGACCTGCCACTGGGGGGTCACGCCTGATAAAGACTTGCTCCTCCTGGACCTATTCCGGGAGAAGGCGGAGACGACCCGGCACCGGGCTATCATGGAGAACCTGTACCGCTCCTGGCGGCCAAGCCAGATGTTCGTTGAAGACCGAACCTACGGTCTGGCGATCATCCAGGACTGCAAGCGGCTTGGTCTCCCGATCCGGCCCCTGAAGGCCGACACGGATAAGGTGAGCCGCGCCCGTCCTGTCCAGGCCCGGTACGAGATCGGAACGGTGTATCACCGGGAGGGTGCGCCCTGGCTGGCTGACCTGGAAGCGGAACTGCTGGCTTTCCCGCATGGGGAGCATGACGACCAGGTGGACTGCGTGGCTTACGCCGGGCTCCAGGTGGTCACCGGAGGCGGCGCCACAGTAACTGCGAAACCGAAGGGGTGGTGACGGTGCTGACTGATATGGAATTCCTGAGTCCCGGCGAGGCGTGGCCGCCACCCTCGGAGGTGGAGCGGTTGGAACGGTACCACGCCAACCGCCTGCTGTTCGATGGGCGCCACGAACTGGTGTATCGGGACTGGAGCCGCTTCCTCCGGGACGACGGCGCCCTGGCGATTAAGCTGGTTTTGAATTGGCATAGGCGACTGAGCACCCTTTGGGGCGACCTGCTCCTCGGGGAACCACCCCGAATCCATGCGGGTGATAGCGGCTCGGTAGAGGAGCAGACTCTGACCCGGCTGATCACCCAGAACCGCCTCTTTTCGGTGGCGTACGCAACGGTGATCGACGCCAGCCGCTACGGTGTCGGCATTTTCAAGGTCCGCAGCGACGGAAAGCGGGCGGTGATCGAGCCCCAGAACCCAAGCTGCTGGTTCCCGGTGGTCTCGGTGGACAACCTGCATGAGATAACCGCCCACGTGCTGGCCTGGCCTGTGGAAGCCACGGTGACCGGGCTGCTCGGTAAGCAGCGCAAGAAGTACATCCGGGTGGAGATCCACCGTAAGGGGGAAATTGAAAATCGGCTCTATGAGCTTCAGGACACCTGGATTGGCCGCCAGGTGCCCTTGACTACCCTCCCGGAATATGCCAGCCTGCCTCAGACCCAGCGGACCGGCGTGGACGGCTTCTTGATCGTCCCGTACACCACGATAGAGACGAGTGATGCGCCGTACGGGCCGGATGACTACTCCGACCTGGATTCGATCATCCAGGAAATGGAATGCCGGTTTGCACAAATTTCCAGAATTCTGGACAAACACGCCGATCCGTCGATGTACGGCCCACCGCTGACTGGCCTGGACGGCGACGGCGACACGATGATCGGCGGTAGCCACTACATCGCAGTCCAGCCCGGCGAACAGACGCCGGGTTATCTTGTGTGGGATGGGCAGTTGGAGGCGGCCTTCCGCGAGATCGACCTGCTGATGCAGCAGCTGTATCTCCTCAGTGAGACCAGCCCGGCCGCGTTCGGGAAGCTGGAGGGCGGCATTCAGAGCGGAACGGCTTTACAACGGCTGATGTTGGCCCCGTTGAAGAGGGCGGAGCGGATCAGACAGCAACTGGACCCGGCTCTCCGCACAACCATCCAGACGGCGGCGGCCCTGGAAGCGGCCCACGGGCTGAATAATGCGGTACCGCTGCCGAACCTGACCATCGAGTGGCAGGACGGCCTGCCCATCGACGAGACCGAAGCCACCACCGTCGAGACCCAGCGGTACGCGGCGGGTCTGACCAGCCTGGAGGCGTCCCTGCGGCGGCTGTACGGCCTTGAGGGCGAGGCCCTGACCGCTGAAATAGAGCGCATCAAGGCTGAGCGGGCGGTCAGCGCCCCGGACGAGCGGCCCCGGATCACGCTGGATGATGTCGGCGGCGCCGGGGGTGAGTAGCCATGCCCGCCTCCCTGCGGATACCGGACCCAGATGGCTGGATCTGGATGATGAGCGAACAGGAGGCCGAGCGGCTGGCCCGGCTCTACCAGAAGGCCGAGCAGGAGATCGAGCGGGCGATCCTCCGGGCCATCAGTCGGGGGAATGACACCCGCTACTTGGAGGGCGTGAAGCGCAACATCCAGGCCATCCTGAAAGACCTCCAAGAGGGCAGCCGGACCTGGTGTGAGCAGGCCATTCCGAGGCTCTACGCCGCCGGGGCTAAGGCTGCCGAGGCGGGGCTGGCGGACAAAGGTATGAACCTTGTGACCGGGTTCGGCGCTGTGCACCAGCAGGCCGCACAGCTGCTGGCCGAGGCCAGCTACAATCGCCTGGTCGAGGTCACAGCCACCATCGGCCGGCGGGTGGACGACATCTACCGCCAACTGAGCCTGGAGGCCGTCCGGGGCTCGGTGATCGGGTATGACACCTGGCGGACAGCGGCCCGGCGGCTCCGGGATGACCTCGCCGAGCAGGGGATCACCGGATTCGCGGACCGGGCCGGGCGGCGCTGGAACATGCGGACCTACGCGGAGATGGTAGGCCGCACGGTGACAGCTGAGGCCCACCGGATGGGCACGGCCAACCGGATTCTGGAGCACGGGATCGACCTGGTGCGAATCACCGGACACGAAGGCCCTTGCGAGATGTGCGGACCGTGGGAGGGCCGGATACTCTCCTTGACAGGCCGCACGGAGGGTTATCCGACGCTGGAGTACGCCCAGAGCCGGGGCCTGTACCACCCGAACTGCCGCCACGCCATGGTGGCTCACGTTGACCTGACCACATAACCACCAGAGCCCCGGAGGGGCTGGGAGTGAACCTGCGGGTTCGGGAGTCGGCGGAGGAGGGCGCCGCGACCTGGTGGGTAAGGTACGCAAACACTGCGGTAACAACGCCGGAGGCCAGTGCCCCGGCGTTTTGATTTCCCGCCCGAGCCAGCCGCTCGGCGGGAGCATCAATTTCTGGGCCAGGTGCCCGCATGAAAGGAGGCGCAGCCAGATGCTGCGTTTCGGTGAACTGACCATGACCACGTTCCTGCCTCTTTTCGCTCCCGACGGCGCTGGTGGAGGCGGTGAAGGCGCCAATCCGGCCCCCGGCAACGGCGGCGGCGACGGAGGCAACAGCGGCAACGCTGGCGGCGGGCAGACGGAGACCTTTGACCGGGCCTACGTCGAGAAGCTGCGGCAGGAAGCTGCCTCGTATCGGACCAAGGCCAAGGAACTGGAGGGGAAGATCGAGGCCACTAAGACCGAGACCGTAACCGCCATTCTGAAGGCTTTGGGCATTGATCCAGACCCGGCAAAGTCAGCTGAGCAGCAGGTGCAGGCCGCCAAAGCCAAGGCTCAGGAAGCTGAGGCGAGGGCGAATGAGCGGTTGATCCGGGGCGAAATCCGGCTCCTGGCTGATCGGGTCGGCCTGGACCCCCGAGCGGCTGATGACGCCTACATGCTGATGGACAAGGCCAAGGTCACCGTGGCGGATGACGGCACGGTCCAGGGCGTTGAGGAGGCCCTGAAGGCCCTCTTGGAGGCCAAACCTTACCTGATGCGGCAGACCGCACAGCCTGTCGGCTCGGGCTCGAACCCCGCCAACGGCGGTAACGCCCCGGCTGATCTCCGCCAGCAGTACGAGGCGGCTATGAAGTCCGGCAATATCGCCCTGGCAATCGCACTGAAGGACCAGATGACCCGATAGGACCCGGCCCCGAAAAACACGGAAGGAGTGAGCAACATGGCAGTGGGTACCACTCAGAACCTCCCCAACTTCGTGGGCGAACTCTTCGCGATTTCGCCGCTGGAGACCCCGTTCCTGGCCGCCATCGGCGGCCTGAGCGGCGGCCGGCAGACCATGAGTACCACGTTCGCGATCCAGACGTACGATCTCCCGGCGCCCTCCCAGCCCAACCATCGTGAGGGCCAGGAGGCCCCGGAGGCTGCGTACGTCGAGCGCGACCAGGCCGTCAACGTCGTACAGATTTTCCACGAGGCCCTGGAAATCTCTTACACTAAGCAGGCGGCCATCAACAACATCAGCGGGGCTCCGATCATCGGCGAACAGCCCGTGACCGATGAACTCTCCTGGCAGACCGCTCGTGCTCTGGAAAAGATCGCCAGGGACGTCGAGTGGACCTTCATCAACGGGGTCTATGACGACGGCCTCTCCACGGGCATCCGCAAGACCCGCGGTATCCTCCGGGCCATCACCACCAACGCCATCGACGCCGCCGGCGCTGATCTTGGCAGGGACCTGCTGAACGAACTCCTGCTGGAGATGTTCACCAATGGCGCGAATTTCGCCAATTCGGTGATCCTGGTGAATGGCAACCAGGCCCAGCGCCTGGCCGACCTCTACGGCACCGCCCCTGCTGACCGCACCATCGGCGGTGTCAAGCTCCAGGAAATCTACACCCAGTACGGCGTGCTGAGCATCATGATCGACCGTTGGATGCCCGCTGACACGCTGGCGGTGGTCAACCTCGGCGTCTGCGCTCCGGTCTTCCTGGAGATCCCTGGCAAGGGCCACCTCTTCCGCGAGCCTCTGGCCAAGACTGGCGCCAGTGAGCGGCACCAGATCTACGGCGAGATCGGCCTGCAGCATGGGCCCGAGACCTTCCACGGCAAGATCACCGGCCTTGCGGCGTAACTGAGCGGGCGGCTCCCATAGCGGGGGCCGCCCCTCCTTATTAAGGAGGTGACCGACGTGGCGGCGGTGATTCACGAGTATGACCGGACGGTGGTGATCCGGGTCCACACGCGGGTCTATGACGATGGCACCGTGACGGCCCAACTGGCGGTGGACTCCGATATGGCTACCCGTGACGACGTGCTGGCGACGCTGGTGCGGGCCCAGTTCGAGGTGGCTGCCAGCGGCGGCGTCCTGCATGCCACGCTGGACACGTCGAGCCTGCCTCCGGTCGATTGGGAGGGGTGATGACCGATGCGGTTCTTCATCCCTCGGCCCCTCAAGGTGTGGGACGCCGAAGCCCGCACCATCCGCCGCTTTCCAGCCGGACCTTACACGACCGCCGATGAGGCCCTGGCGGGCCTGCTCCGGCGGGTGCCCGGCGTGACGGAGGAGGCGGACGACACGACTGCCCCGGACCAGGCCCTGGCTGAGAAGCCCAAGCCCAAGACCAAGGCCAAGAAGCGGTAGGGGGTGAGTGCCACCATGGCCCTGATCGCAGGTACTAACTCATACGTGACGCTGGAGGAGGCAAACGAGTACCTGGCCGGTGCGTTCAAGGCTGACGCCTGGACGGAGGCCAGCGAGGCGGACCGGGAGGCGGCCCTGATTACAGCCTCCCGCCAGATCGACCGCCAGCCCCTGCGCGGGGCCAAGGCGGCAGCTGACCAGCCGCTCCAGTTCCCCCGCGCCGGCCAGGTGGGTGTACCGCGGGAAGTGAAGGCTGCCGTCTGTGAGCAGGCCATATTTCTGCTCCGGCAGTCGGAGTACGACCGCAAGCGGGAACTGGCCATCCAGCAGGGCGTCGGCTCCGTGACCATCGGTGATGCCTCCGAGACGATTGACCCGGCGGTGGTCCGGGTGCGGATGACCACCACCACGATCTGCCCGGCGGCGCAGGAACTCCTGCGGCCCTGGCTCGGCGGGAGGGTGGTGAGGATCGTATGATCGGCAGATTCATGAACACCTTCTGCACCTGGAAAGCCAAGCTCGGAAAGAACGAGTATGGCGATCCGCAGTACGGCGCCTCGCAACAGATCAGAGCCCGCTGGGAGAACCGGGAGCGGCTGATCCGCACCCCCACCGGGGAGCAGGTCCAGAGTCGGGCCCGGCTCTGGACGATGGAGCCCATGCGGCCTGGCGACCAGGTGGAGCGGGGCGGCACCACCTACACGGTGCTGGACGTTCGGGAGGCTTCGGCCCTCGACGGGACGGTTCTGTGGTGGGAGGTGTACCTCTGATGGGCGACGTGACCTGGACCGCCTGGCGAGCCGAGGAGTTCGAGCGCATCTTCCGAGCCGCCGCCATGGAGGGTCTGTCGCAGGCCGCCGAGGCGGTCCTGGCAGAGGCGCAGGAGCGGGCGCCAGTCGAGACCGGAACCCTTCGGCGGAGCGGAACGGTGACGGATGCTCCGCACGAAATGGCGGTCTACGTGAGTTTCAACACGCCCTACGCGCTTCGCCAGCACGAAGAACTCCGCTATCAGCACCCCAACGGCGGCGAGGCCAAGTACCTGGAAAACGCACTCACCGATAAAGCCCCGCAGATTCCGGGATACGTCAAGCGGCGGGTGCTGGAGCGGCTGAGGAGGGATGCCTGATGCTGTTAGACGATGTGGCGAACCTGCTGGAGGTGACAGGGATCGCCCACCGCGGCCAGGACCTCTACCTCGGCGACCTGCCGGACGCCCCGGACCAGTGTGTGGCCCTGTTCGAGTATAGCGGCGGTGCCCCTGAGGCACTGCCCGGCCTGTACCTCCAGCGACCGCGCCTCCAGGTGCGGGTGCGCTCTGCCAGCTACCAGGCGGCCAGGGAACTGGCGGAGCGAATCGAGAGAGCCATGAATGGCCGCCACAACCTGGTGCAGGGCGACACCTTGTATGTGCTGATCCAGGCCATCCAGTCGCCTGGCTTCCTTGGCCGGGATGACCGGGGCCGGGCCGAGTTCGTCCAGAACTTTGCTGTCATAAAGGAGGGCTGACCTATGGGCATCGCTGGTGTGGACATCCTGATCCTGGTCAACACGGGCACCGATGCCGAACCTCAGTGGACACCGGTTGGCGGTCAAAAGGGCGCCAAGCTGACGGAGACGGCTGACACCGTGGACACCTCGAACAAGGCCGGCGGCGGCTGGAAGACTTACGAATACGGGCTTATCGGGTGGAAGATCACCTGCGACGGTGCCTACGTGCCGTCCGATGCCGCTTACCAGCTGCTTCGCAATGCCCTTCGGACCAGGCAGAAGGTCAAGGTGCAGGTGACCGAGTACGGGACCGCCGTCCGGGAGGGCATGGCACTCGTGACCTCGAACGAGATGGATGCTCCGTTCAACGATTCCGCAACCTACGCTCTCGAACTCCAGGGCGACGGCGAACTCAAGGAGCTGGACGAGGAGTAACCACATGGCCCCTGCCTTCCGGCGGGGGCCTTCTTCTATAGAAGGGAGTAATCGGCTATGGCAATCATCGAACTCGGCGGCAAGGAGCGCACGCTCCGGTATGACTACAACGCCTTGGCCGATCTGGAGGAGCGGGCTGGTCTCAGCATTCAGGCTCTCCTAGACGACCAGCGACTCGGCCTGGCGACCATCCGGGCCATCATCTGGGCCGGGCTCCGGCATCGCGACAAGGGCCTGACCCCCGCTCAGGTCGGCATCTGGCTCCAGCAGTACATGACCAGCGGTGGCGACCTCCAGGCGCTTATGGATGCCGTCCAGCGGGCTCTGGAGGAGTCCGGCCTGTTCAAGGCGGCGGCTGGGACTGACGATGAGGGAAACGGATAAGCGGAGGCGGCTGTGAGGCCGACCTCCGCTCCTTCATTGAGGAGTCCCGCAAAGCCGCCTTTGGTGTTCTGGGCCTGATGCCCTGGCAGTTCGGCAGGCTCACTCCGGCGGATCTCCAGTTGCTCCTGGAGGGCCACAAGCGCCGCCAGGAGGACCAGCTGTACGCCCTGGCGTGGGCTGTTGCCCACATGCTCAACATCGAGGGAAAGACGCTCAAGTCCCACGTGACCCCCGAAGACCTGCTCGGCCTGCCGCCCCGGCGGCGTCCCAAGGCGCCCGTGGAACAGCGCCGGGCCGAATACGAGGAACTGCTGACGGCCTACCGCAAGCGTCAGGAACGGGAACGGAGGTGATGCGCTGTGGAAGTCGGTGCCGTTTCGGTACGGCTCAACCTGGATGTCAGCCGGCTCCAGGCCCAGCTTCAGGGGGCGAAGGCCACAATTACTCGATTTTTCAGTTCGGCGGGGTTCAAGGAGTACCAGTCCCAGATGCGCGTCGCCAGCGTGGCCATCAGCGCCGCTCTCGGCCTGGCTGGGCGGAGTGCCATCACGGCGGCCGGTCAGATCCAGGACGCCCAAACGGCGTTCGCCAAGTTCCTCGGCTCGGCGGAGGAAGCGGAGCAGTTCGTGACGGCGCTCCAGCGGTTCGCGACCAAGACCCCGTTTGACTTCTCTGGCTTGCAGGACGCCGCGAAGCGGCTTCTGGCGCTTGGCTTCTCCGGTGAGTCCGTGTTGCCTATCCTGCGCCGGGTGGGCGATGCCGTGGCAGGGATGGGCGGCTCCTCTGCGGATGTCGAGGGCCTTGTGACGGTGCTCGGCCAGGTTCGCGCCAAGGGCCGGGCCACCGCTGAGGAGATGCTCCAGCTAACCGAGAGAGGGGTCAACGCGTGGGACTACCTGGCCAAGCGGTTGGGTGTGACCATCCCGGAGGCCATGGAGCATGTGTCTAAGGGCGCCGTGGACGCCGGAACGGCCTTGGAAGCCATCCTGGAGGGCGTGGATCAGGACTTCGGCGGGATGATGGGTGAGCAGGCGAAAAACCTGAATGCACAGCTGGCAAACGTGAAGGACAACCTCTGGCAGGTGTTCGGCCAGGTTGGCTTGAGAATCGCAGAGGCCATCGGACCCCACCTGGAGCGGATCGCTGACTGGCTCGGTGAACTGGCCGCCAGGATCAAGGCATTCGGCCTGCGCGAGGCGCTAGAGCAGATGGTGCCGGAAAGCGTCAAAATCGCCATCATCGGCATCGCTGTAGCCCTGGCGACCGCCCTGATCCCGGCGCTGATCAGCACCATCGCCACGATGTGGCCTGTCATCCTAGTCGTGCTGGCCCTGACCGCCGTGGCCTATGTCTTGGTCAAGACATGGGACTCGGCCGTCAAAGTGCTCAAGGCTGTATGGCGCACGCTGAGGGCGGAATGGGGGTTTGTGAAGGCCAGCTTTGTGGCCGGTTTCGCCATTTTGAAGGCGGGTCTGGCCACGTTCCTGCAGTACACCGTCGGCATGCTCGTCAAGTTTGTGGGCGCTCTAGCGGATGCCTTCTCCTTCCTCGAACACGTACCCGGCCTTGGTGGGCTCTACGCTTCGATGCGTCAGGGTATCCACGGGCTTGACAACCTGATCACCGAGTTTGGGGAGTCATCCCGACAGGGTATGGTGGAGGCCGTCGCCAACGTCAAGGCCGCAGGGGCTGAGGTGGTGGACGCAGCAAAGGACCAGTTCGCAGCCATGAAGGAGTTCGGACGCGATGCAGCGGGCGTCGTTAGTGACTTTTTCAAGGAGAAGGACAAGCCGCCCCTGCCAGAGGTGGGGGATGACGCCAAGTACGCCTCCGACCAGCTGGGCGACCTCAGCGGCACGGCCAACACGGCGGCCGGCGGCATGGACGCCCTCCGGGAGTCCGCCGAGAAGGCCGGAAGCGCCGTCCGGGAGGCATTCTCCGGCTTCCGTGCCTACGCTCTCGGCGAGGTCAACTGGCGTTTGGGCGCCCTGGCTCCTGACTGGCAGAGCCTGGCCGCCCAGCAGTACGCCAGCGCCAACCGCTTCGCGGCGGGGCTGCCGGCGGCGGCCTATGCCGCCGTCCCGGCCACCAGCACCCTGACCGTGGGCGGCGTGGTGCGGGTCGAGGGCGTTAATTCCCGCGGCGACCTGGTGGCTGTGACCCGGCTCCTGGCCGATGACCTTAGAGCGGAGGCTGAGCGGTATCCGGCGGCTCCGTCGCAGAGGAGGTGGCGGTGATGTCTGATCTGTGGGGAGAGACCCCGCTCAAGGTGGTGAGCATGGCCCGACCCAAGACAACCGTCGGCCTCACCGAACGGCCGGTGATCCCGGCCCCCGGAGCCAGCGGCCCGCAGTCCATCCTGATGGGCACCGGAAGGCTTCGCCGGCGCCGGGAGATACGGGGCCTGGCGACTCCGGCTGAATACGATGCCCTGGAGGCCGACTATGAGGCCCTGGTGGTCCGCACGGTGACCTTGGCTGACGGCATGGTGATGCGGGCCATGATCGCAAGTCTGGAGGCGGACGAGGTGGAGGGGACCGGTGGTTCCCTCCTCTCCTATACCATGACGCTGGTGGAAGCGTGAGGGGGTGACCGACCGTGTTTCCAATCCCTGAGCAGATCAGAAGCCTTCTGAAATCCCGAAGCATGGTCGGCCCCTCCGCCCCCTCGGCGGTGGTTCGATTCGACTTGTCCAGGCTGGCTGGCAAGCCGTACGGTGAGTGGCCATCCGTGCCCCTCTCCAACCCGCGGGGCATCGCCTGGCGGCGGAGTGACCGGACGTGGATCATTGCCCAGAACTCCCCCCGTGCCCTGGTTCAGTGCGACCAGGCCGGGAATGTGATCCAGTCGTGGGATATAAACGCCTCAATGATCGGCATTGACCTGGACAGCACCGATGATGACCTCGTGTGGATCGCCGACTACTACTCGGGCGTCCTGGCCGTGCGGCTCAGCACCGGAGCCATCGATGTAGACCGGGTGATCACAGACCTCCCATATATCACTGCCGTCTGCGCCTTGCCGGACACCATCTGGGTTGGTTCTGGATACAATTTCCAAAGGAAGATCGCCGTCTATGACCGCCAGGACTGGACTCTCCTGGCGACGATCACCCCGCCCGTGGGGCCACGGGACATGACGTGGGATGGCCGCTACGTGTGGCTGGCGGGCGACCGGGACATCGCGGCCATCGACCCGGAGACCCTGGAGGCGGTGCCCGGTCAGGTGGTGAGCGTCCAGGGAGCCATCCGGCTGTACGGGATCGCCGTCGCGGATGACTCATTCGTGGTGACGGACAATGGCAGGATCTACCGGGTCCACCTGCCCAGCTTGACCGTGCGGCCCGAGCGACTGAGAGTTTCCAAGGAGAAGGGCGCCGTTGCCCAGCGGGCCATGATCTCCTGGCCGAACGGCAGCCCCTATGACCCCAGAGACCTGCCGGGCTACTACAGCCCCGACCGGGGGATCGACCCCCCGGAGGCCGTGAACGGGTGGAAAGACGTGGTGGTCCCTGGTGCCGACATCACCATCGAGATGGGCTACGGCGAGGACCGTTCCCTGGCGTTCGCGGGCCAGGTGGATGAGGTATCCATCGACGTGGAGGGCGGGGACTCCGGGGCCGACTACAGCATCTCCATCGACTGCCGGGACCACGGGTGGCGGCTCCTGGACCAGACGGTCACCAACGATCAGGGCGAGTATTACTTGGCGTACGAAGACCCAGATGGTATCGAAGCCAGCCTGATCGCCCGTGACCTGCTGATTCGGGCCGGGTTCGCACCCGACAAGGTTTTCACCGAACCGACGGGCATCGTGGTCCAGTGCAAGGTTTTTGAGAGGCAAAGCTACGCTGACGCCCTGGAGTGGCTGAGCAACATCACGGGCTACGAACTGATGCTTTATGACGACGGGAGCGCCTACTGGCGCTATCCGTCTGACAGGCAGCCCGCCGAGTGGCGCCAGCCGCTCACGCTGGAGGGCACGGACTGGACACCTCTCGGCCATGCGCCGATTGTGGCGGGCTCCATGGTGCTGGAGGACCCCACCGAGACGGACGAGGACGGAGCCCCGGTGCGCTACACCGAGGGCGTGGACTATGAGGTGGACCTGGCGGCCGGCGCAGTCCGGCGGCTGGACGGCGGAGCCATCCCCGACGGCGGCCGGGTGCTGGCCTCGTACGTCTATGCGGCGTGGGTGTTCAAGGAAGGGGAAGACCTCTTCCGGGTCGGCTACAAGCTGACCCGCCGGGACCAGTACGCCCGAATCCGGGTGGCTGGCGAGGCCACGGACCCGGATGACCCAACCCAGAAATTCCCGGTCTACGGCACCTGGACACACCCGATCCCGGAGGCGTACGGCCTGCCTCCGGCCAAGGTCCAGTTCGTCGAAATTCGGGAGTTGGACAGTGCCGAGAAGTGCCAGGCCGCCGCCAACCAGCTAGGCCACGACATGATCCCCCACGCTCGGGAAGTACGGTTCGCGGCAATCACCGTCCCCTGGCTCCAGCCCGGCGACTGCATCCAGATCGTGGAGAGCAGCACGACCATCAGCGAGGTCTACCGCATCTCCGAACTGGAGATCGAGTACGGCCCGGACGGGGCGATCATGTACGGCGTAGCCCACCACTACGGTTACGCCCCGCCCCCGGCCACTGAGGAGGTGACACCCGATGCCTAACCCGGCACGTGAAATCATGCGCATCCAGGATCGCCGGGCCGCCCTCGGCTCCGTACCAGGCCAGCAGCAGACATTCGGCGAGCGGAGCGGCTGGGCCGGCCAGGTGACCGGGCTCGGAGTGGCGGGGAATCCCCTCCTCAGTGGGAATGTGATCCTGGTGCCCGGTGGCGGCGTGACCATGGTCCAGGACCCGGCTTCGGGCCGGATCATCATTTCGGCCTCCGGGAGCGGCGGGGGCGGCGTCGGCTACCCCCGGTATGACCCGGACGAGCCGCCTGCGATCCCCAGCCAGTGGGATGATGAGTTCAACACCAGCGTCCTCGATCCGAAGTGGAGTGTGCTGAACGTCCATGGCCAGGGCGAGTTCCAGGTGGGGGAAGTAATCAGCATGTTGTCCGCCAGGGGCGCCCATGATGACGTGGACCCCATGGCCCTGCTCCAGCCTGCGCCGAGCGGCCCTTGGACCGTCACAGCCAAGTTCGTCAACGCCCAGCAGTACCTCGGGAGCACGAGCACTGACAAGTCCGCTTTCGTCGGCATCGCAGTGGCGCCTGCAGAGGGCGAAGGTGACGCACTGGACACGTGGATGATCGGGCGCTACAGCGGCGCATACGCCTACCTGCGATCTGAGCAGTGGTCCACCCCCGCAGGTTGGAAAGGGTCGAAGGGCACCCACACCTACTATTCACCGTGTGGATACTTGCGGGTCGTCTGGGATGGCTCCAACCTGTCCCACTGGCACTCCCCGGACGGCCTCGGCTGGTATCGGTGGACTGCGCCGTATGACCCCGGCTGGACCCCCGGCCGCATCGGAATCGCCGTCCGTGGTGCCGTGGGGCCGTCGTATGTGGATTGGTTCCGAGTGACCACCAGCTAAGCGAATAGCGCACGTAGGGCCGCCTGACGCCGGGGCGGCCCTTTCTGATGCAGGCGGCGGGATCGGAGGTGAGGCGGATGGAGGAGGGCCTGATGAAGCTGGCCATCGAGCAGGGACTCTGGGCGGCACTCTTTGTGGGGCTGCTGCTGTGGACCTTGCGCCAGAACAACGCTCGTGAAACCCGGTACCTGGAGATCATCAAGACACTTGGCGAGGAGGTTCGGGCACGACTGGACAGGCTGGAGAGTCTGGCCTCCCGTGGCCGCCGGGATGACGGATAGAGCAAAACGGGCCGCTGGCACACGCTGGCGGCCCTCTCTCATGGAGGTGATACCTATGGCAACCCGGATCGTCCTGGACCCCGGCCACGGCGGCTGGGACCCCGGCGCTGTGGCGAACGGGATCGTTGAGAAGGACTACCAGCTGGCCATCGGACTGCGGCTCCGGGATGCCCTCCTCGCCCGCTATGCGGACGTGGAGGTCCGTATGACCAGGGAGACGGACGCCTCGGTGGACCCGGCGGGCATGAGTCTGCCGCCTGACACGGCGAGACTGGCCCGCGAACTCCAGGCCAGGTGCAACATCGCCAACGGCTGGCCGGACTCCGTGCTGATCTCCCTGCATCACGACGCCGCTGGTGACAGCCGGGCCCGTGGCGGAACGATCTACGTGTATGGCCCGCAGTCGTGGGTGGCAGCTGTGGCCCCTGACGGCAAGATCAACCACCGGGCGCCCCGCAGCTACCAACTGGCGCAGGCCATGGAGCCGATCTTCCAGGAGACGCTGGCGAAACACGGCATCCCCTGCAACGGGATCAAGGCGGGTGATTTTCAGGTCCTCCGCGCCACGGCAGGGCGGGCCGTGCTGGTCGAGGCATTCTTCAGCACCTCACCTCTGGACGCCGCCGCCGCCAAGACGGAGGCTTTCAAGGTAGACCTGACGGACGCCTACTGCAGGATGATTGGAACCGCCCTTGGTCTGCGCGAGAAGGCCCCGGCCCCCTCCGGCCCCCGGCCCGTCCGGGTCGTCCTGCCCAGCGGCAAGGCCATCACCGGGGAGCTGCGGGACTCCCTGACCTGGATCGAGGTCGGCGGGGTCTGGTGCCCACTCCGGGCGTGGGCAGAACTGCTGGGCTTCGAGGTCGGATGGGATCAGCAGACATACACCGCAGCCGTAAGGCTCCCGGACTAGAGAGGAGGATGCTCCATGACTGTGACGCTTACCCAGACCCAGCTACTCCTGGCCGCTATTGGCCTGTCCGTGATTGTGACCCTGATTATCGGCCCCATCGCCCTGCTGACCCGGCGTGTGCCTGCGTCCACCGTGCGGACGGTCCTGGACGGGGCGGAGCAAGTGGCTCGTGTGGCGGAGGCCATCCTGCCGGACGGCACCCTGCCGGATAAGATCGCCCGCTACGCCGGCATGGCCGTGGCTGCCGCCGAGCAGATGTTCGATGTGAGCCAGCGGCAGGACAAGTACACCTATGCCGATGACCTGGTGCGGCAGGCCCTCCGGGCGGCCGGCGTGCCGGAGGAGCAGATCGAGCGGCTGGGCGGAGTGATCCAGGGCGCCATCGAGGCGGCTGTCCTGGCCCTGCCTGACAGTCACAAGACGGAGGCCGGGGGGAAATAGCCCTCCGGCCTCTTTTTCGCTATCTCTTATGAAGGAGTGAACCACGGATGGCCAAACTCCACACCTGTCCCGAGTGCGGCGCAGACATCCCGCCGCTCAGCCCGGTCTGTCCGTCCTGCGGCGCCCCGAGCCCTTGCTGAGGGTAGCCGTGGCGCCAGGCTGGCGCTACCGCGTGCGCTCCAGTTCTCGCAGGCCCATGACGATCCGGCCGGCCAGCCGCCTGATGCGCCTGGTGTTCACGGACCGGGCGCCGAAGAAGTGGTTGAAGACCGACTCGCACAGGCGCAAGACGGCCATCGGGTCCGGCCAGGCATCAGCCAGGCCCTCCAGGAGGTCGCGGATCTCCGGTTCGTACTCGTCCTCTGGTGCGCCGATGGACAGGAGCCCCATCGGGTCGGTCTGGTTCACCGCACGGGTCACTACGGCTGTTACGGCCGCAAGCCGGTCCTGATCTCGCATCGTCATCGTTCCTCCTTCTGGCCTGCCTGAGAATGATGGCTGGGTGCTGGTCGGTGGGCTTCTGGGGCCGCCGAAAGGAGCGGCTGGCGCCGCTCTGCTGCCAGAACGGCCCACTGCCCGGTGAATGGCACTCCGTGCTGTTCCTGGCAGGGGGCCTGTAGCGGCACAAACCCCACCCGGCGAAGCCGGACCTTCGGCGGGTTCCCTGTCCCCTTGTGCGCCGCATATGTATGTATAACTTCTATATATAACTTCGGGTGTGTCTACACACATCCCCCTCCTGTGTCTTGGCACACCCCTTGTGTCAGCACACAGGGGGCAACTACAACTGAAGCCCCTGCCGGACTGCCCGGTGGGGGCCTTTTGCTATTAGATTCGATGTCCACAATGTTTTCCACAATAGCAGGTTCCGCGCGCAATGTGCCGAACAAATGAGAGAGGGGGGATGACGTTGGCCACCATGTTGGCAGCGGAGGACCTGGCACAGTACAGGTATCCTCTGTATCGCACATCTAATTATCCGCGCCTGCGGTACATGGGCAGCAAGTATCGGGTGGTCCCTTACCTGGCCTATGTTCTCTCCGACATACCTTTCGACACTGCACTGGACGCCTTCAGCGGCAGTGGCGTGGTTGGGTATGCCCTCAAAGAGATGGGGAAGCAGGTCACGACGAACGACTTCCTGAACTGGCCTGCCACTGTGGCCCGTGCCGTCATCGAGAACCCTGGTGTCACGCTCACCATGGATGATGTGGAGACAATCCTGTCTCCTACCGTCGATGGCCGGGACTTCATCCGCCGTACATTTGACGGCCTGTACTTTCCAGAAGAAGACCATGCCTTCTTGGATTCGGCGTGGTCTCATATTGACCAACTGCCACTTTACAAGCGAGACCTTGCTATAGCGGCCCTGTGTCTGGCGGCGGCTCGAAAGCAGCCCCGCGGTGTGTTCACCGTGACCAGTTTCCGGTATGACGACGGGCGGCGGCAGCTTCGGATGTCGCTCCGTGACCTATTCCTTGAGGCGGTGGCAGAATACAACGCCGCAGTCTTTGACAATGGCAGGGACAACCGGGCACTGTGCCAGGATGTTATGACGCTAGACCCTTACGGGTATGACTTGGTCTACTTCGATCCGCCGTATGCCCCGCCGTCTGATGACGCCGACTACATCAAACGGTATCACTTCTTGGAGGGGTTGTCGGTATACTGGCGGGGACTGACGATCATGGAGGACACCAAGACCAAAAAGATCACGAAGCGGTACACCCCGTTTGCTTACAAAACAAGGGTCAGGCAGGCCCTCCGTGAGTTGTTCAGCCGCTTCCGCAAGAGCACCATCGTTCTGTCGTACAGCACCAACTCTGTCCCGGACGAACACGAGTTGTACGAAATCCTGAAGGGTGAGAAGGCCGAGGTCGAAGTCTACTCCGTGCCGCACACCTACACGTTCGGCACTCACGAAGCGGCAGAACGCAGGCGGGTATCCGAGTTGATATTCGTGGCAAGGTGATAACATGGCAGTCATTCCATTTGACGATTTCAAGCGATCTTTGACCGACCTCGGGGGTGTGTCAAGGCAAGACCCGGTACTCCTTATGAGAATGCAGGCCACTGTCTCGGGTCTCCGCCAGTTGGACGAGATTACCAGAGAGACCCTTGCACGCTTCATAGAGGAAAACCCGCACTCGTTTCCTGCGCTCGCTTCTTGCGTGGGTCTTGGGCAGGAGCAGCTGAAGAATCAGCTGAAGTATCGGTTCGACACGACTGGTTGGGTCACTCTGGCCAGGGAACGGGCCGACGACCTCATCGAGGAGCTTGATGAGGAGTTTGGGTTGGTAGACCATGTAAAGGCTCAACTAGAGAAGGACTGGACCTTCGCAGACGTGTTGACCGAACGGAGTCTATGGTCCCGGCGGACTGGTTCCAAGGCGGTTTCGCAGGGCCGTAGCCTGGAGGACGAAGTTGAAGACTTGGTGAAGCGACTGGGTTTTTCCTATCAAATGCGCTGCCGGTTCATGGGACGGGACAGACAGGACGCTCCGTGCGACCTGGCTATCCCGGCCGGCGGCACAGATGCTCTGATTGTGATTGCGCTGAAGAGCAACAACTCTACTGGCAGCAAACAGACCGACGCCGTGCGTGAGATTGAGGAGATGGCAAACAAGCGGCTACCCCGCCAGTTTGTGTACGCCGTGTTCGACGGCATCGGCTGGCTCTCTAGAGAGTCAGACCTTCGTAAGGTCCATGACCTATGGGCCAGGGGCATGATCGATGGCCTGTATTCGCTGGCCTACCTGGACCGCCTGGAACAGGACTTGATCGACGCAGCTAACATTCTCAGGATTCCTCGCAACCAGTAG